AAGCTTCACAGTGTCTGTGTCCTCAAACTTAACATTAGATTCCCTTAGTACTGCCTTAAATACTGCTTCTACTATATCCCCAATCATCATGTTCATTACAAAGGTAGTAGGTTTAGGTAACGCAGTCTCAGGTTTATTCTTCTCAAACCATAGTTGGCATGAGGGTCTACCTATATTAGACATACGTAACCTAAACTTTTCTTCTCTCTTCGTGTTGAACTGACGATTCAAAGCATCCTTAATATCAGTAGCCACTTGCTCAATATTATCTTGGCTCATAGCTGACTTACCACTTGTGGCATTTTGCAGATACTGATGAATCATCATTTCAGCAGGGTGGTTCATTATACTTCAGCTACATCTACGTCAATGAAGTCATTCACTGTGTCTTTGTCTGACTGACTAACAGGTGCTTTAGCTTTCATATCCCACTCATTGAATATATAACTATTATAATTATCTATCCATGCCATGAAGTTAATGAACGTATTTTGGTCATCATCATTCACAGTAATACTGTTCTGTAAATCTAGAGAGTAGTTAGGCAAGTAAAACTTAGCACCACTAGGTAATGCTCTTTCCTCACTAGTAAGCTCTATGTGATGTTGAACAGGTAGTCTCTTTGTCTGAGAGAACTTAGTAAAAGGTTCTCCCATAGTCTTGAAGGCATCACGATTGTCTATCTCCCATATAAAAGGAGTAACGTCTAGTGAAACCTTATCGCCCTTCTCATCAACTGCATTAGGCATGTCAATAAGACCAAAGATAACTCTTACTCTCTTTATTTGCTTGATTACTTCTTGTGTAGCAACAGGCAATCCCTTAAAGTCTTTGATGTAACCTGATGGTTTACCACAATTAAAACCACCCTGATTGTCTTTCAAATCATTGTTAAGATTATCTGCCATGAGTGTCTTATGATAAGTACCCATTGGCTCGCCTGATTTAGCAGACATATTCTTAACAAACCTTTTGTACATAAACCTCTGTATAAATGGTCTGATTTGAACTTTTGGTGCATATAAAACAGGCATATCAGGTCTCTCTAACTTAAAAGAGCCACCCTTAACTACTACTGCTTCAATGGATTCTCCACCAACCTTCTTAACTCCCATGATATTATTATGATGGAGTCTAAATCTAGGCAATGGGTTAGCTTTACTTGTATCTGCTGACCCTGTATCACCTGCTATGCCCATAGCTTTCGCCATCTCTGCATAGTTGTCCGTGTCTATTGTCGTAATTTCATTGCTCATACTATTACCTTTCTATGTAAGTTTCACAGTTATATCATATAACGTCTTTTGTGTCAAGCCAATTATCACCTATTTTTGATTCTAATAACAATGGCACATTGAATGTAATATTAAACTGATTCTCAATCAATCTAATCATAGAACTATTGACTATCTTAATAACATGTATCACCTTTTGTATCTCGTCAGGGTGTACATCAATCACTATGGAATCATGTACACTATTAACTATACAAGACTTCATCATGCTCAGTTCATTCTCTATCTGTATAAGTATCAATGGTACTATATCAGCAGTAGCAAAGGACTGAACAGGATAGTTCTTTATCTGAGTAAAGTGTGACACCTTACCAAATGCATTTCTCCTTACATCAGGGAACGAGAACTGTCTTCCTGATGGTGTAGTTATCTTACCTGTACTTATAACTTCTTTAGCCAATCTGCCATGCCATGACTTGATTCCTTGATACTTTTCTGTGAAGTGTGTGTAGTACTCAGCTTCTGCTTTTGTTCTTCCAAACCCTGTTGCTCCATAGAGAGGTGCAAACGTGTGTGCTTTCGCATCTTGGCGAGAAGTCGGTTGACCTGCATCTGTAATAACTTTAGACGTATACGAGTGTACATCAAATCCAGTAGTGACCTCTTCAATAGCGACTCCATCTTGTGATAAATAGGCTGATACTCTAAACTCTAATTGAGCAAAGTCAGCTTCAAGTATCTTACCACCATCCCAACGTGATACAAATACTTTCTTAACAGGGAACGTACCACCTCTAGGCATGTTCTGCATATTAGGATCAGCACCACTGAACCTTCCTGTGGCAGTTCTATGTTGTAGTAAACGTACATGCAACTTACCATCAGGCTTAGTGTGTGTTATTATACCCTCAACGAAAGAGGATAGGTATGTGTCTAATGCTGACAATCTCTGTAAGTCTGTCAAAAAACTGACAGCATCATGTAGCTCATTCTTTCGTGCTATACCTTGTAGTGTTAATAGATTAGTTTTATTCACAGTAAAGCCATTGGCACTAACCCACTTAGCAGTAGGAGCAGAGAACTTTAACCCTGCTACTAACGTGGAAGGAACAAAATGATAGCCAATACCATTACAAGCATCACATCTGTTGGTGTTAATAAAAGGAACTCCATTCTTTCTAACCTTTCTTACTTGACCCCCACCTAGACAACCTGCACATCGTTGTGCATCAGTCTTGTACACTATGTCTGACTTTTCTTTTACTTGTTTCTTATATTCTTTAGTGTCCATGTAAGGAGAGAACGTATTAGCCCATTCAACTTTATCTTTAGGCTTTCTACTATAGATAACCCATGACATCTGTTCAGGACTGTTGAGATTAATAGGTGTATCTCCCATTAAGTTAGTTACTTGTTTAGTTAATCTCTTCTCTGTCTCAGCTTTCTCTTTCTCAAACTCATCTCTAACTTCATTAAGCTTGGTAACATCTACTGTAAAACCATTCTGATATATCCTAGCTAGAGTTACTGCTACACGATTAGTTAACACTACAGTATTCATTAAACCTGAATACTCTTTTGTGTTTAGTTTCTTGTACAAGACATCTGACAATTCTTGTGTAGCTTTTAGATCAGCAGTCAAGTAGTCAGCTAACTCTTGTTTAGGTATCTCATCAATAGGTACTTTATTCTTAAAGTATTCTTTCATAGTGTCTTGCTTCTTAGTCTGCAACTCATACCTGTTGGCACAGGCTTCTAAGGACAATGGTTGTTTGTTACCACATTGTAATACATACTCCACTAACATAGTATCAAACACTGCACCATCATACTTGAATCCACATTCCCATAGCCATAGTAAATCGTGTACTATGTTGTGTCCTATAAGTATAGTAGCTTCATCTAGTATCTCTTGTACTCCATCAAAGGTATCTCTGAATAGAGTTTCTTCATTACCATCAGTTAAACACCCAACCATTACTAACTTATTGTCAGATTCAAATGGATCAAGATGTAACTTGCCACCTCTATGTGTGACTGTATTTTCTACATCAAGTGTTAATTTCATAATGATTCATCCAATTTATCTATACGTAAGTTATAGCAATCAGCACGAACTGTAAAGTTATTTGATGGATCAACTTCTCCCTTTCTCATAAAGGTTGATTCCTTAAAGTATTTATCTTTAGGTTTAATACCCAAAAGCCAACCTACAGATAAATCTTTCTTAACACGAACAAAAGCATAAGCATCACAATCTTGTTTTGTGTTATATGATGCTACACTACAGTCATAGTAAGACTTTGGTTTAACTGTTGTCTGCTTTGTTTTAACATCTATTCTCTTTCCTGAAAGAATAACGTCATAGTCGTCTGTGTTTTTCCATTCTCCACCAAGCACATTCATGAATATTTGTTCACCTATAAAACCTGCTAGGCTACCTGAACCATTCAGTATAGAGTTATTTAACTTACCCATTTCCTCTGCTTTATTTTCAGCTAAATGGATCATATCATTTGTAATGTTTACTTCAATCATTTAAGCTCTCCTTATGTTTCTTTAAATATATAACTGCATTTTTAAGTTTTGTCAAGCAGTCTGAAAATCCACCTAGTCCTGTATTGCAGTGATGACATATCCATCCCCTAAAAGTATTAGTAACATGACAATGATCTAGCACCCAACTCTTCATTCTTAGTTGACCATACTTAGACATCTCTTCAATGTTTCTTTCACATATAGGACATACATAGTCATCATCAGGTGGTGCATTTTCTCTTCTTAACTTCTTTACTATACTCTTATGTCCAT